GTTTCCCAGTCACGATCCAAATAGACATATATTCACGGAGCGTTTCTCTGATGTGCGGGTCTGGATGATCCCAGTTTTCATTGACACCTGAGTTGACTCTGTGGATAGCCTTCATCAGTTGTATTAGTTCTTCGCGGCTAGCTACTGGCATCTTCACTTGCCTTTACTGCTGAGAGCCATGCGGCCTTGATTGCACCGACCCGCGTCTTGTCTAGCACAACTTCATATTCCGAGAACCCTTCAAAATCGACGAGGCGATAAGCGGCCCAGTTGAGGCCGTCCCACAGAACATCGGACTTCATCAGTTCGCACGCTGCCTCTCGGCCTTCTGCTGTGTCGATGTTGAGCGGTGTAACGTGAACCGTGCCTCTTGTCGGCGGGATGACTACCTGCAACTGGTGAGGATGGTTGGCTTCGTCATAGCCGTGGAAATCCCAGCCTCGAAGGCCGCACTCAAACCTTGCCTCTTGCTCTTTTGTTACTTCAACCACCATGTACTCTGCTTCCTTCATGAGGCTGGCGAGCGAGGGTTATCCCCCGCTCCGGTCGGCTAATGCGAGCGTTGGAACCTTTGGCTTGCCCGTGCTGGACTGCCCGCCGTACTTGTATTCCATCTCGACAACCTTCAGCAGTTTGCCGCCTGCGTTGATGGCAGCATTGGCTGTCTGCGGGTTGAGTTTGCCTTCGATGATGTCGCTCATCATTGCGGACATCATGTTTGCGAAGTCCTCTGAGTTCTTTACGCCTGACCTTGCGTAGTCGAGGCTCCGAGCCTCCGATTCTGCACCAGTGCTTTTGCTTCCCGGTACGACATCCTTGCTTTTCTTAGCCATTCTTTATCTCTTTCTGCTTGCTTTCTGTGTGCTTCTTGCACTTTCTCAGACCTGATTTGTTTTCGCCTCCATGAGCGAGCGTACCTGTCACGGCAGGGTTCACAGATAGATTCTCGGTTCCATCCCCACGAACCTTTGCGTTCGTCTCCGCAGCACTGATAAAAGGTCGGCCCGCCGTACCGTGGGTGTTCTACGAGACGGCGCTTTGCTTCTTTTTCAATAGCGTCCTGCGCGTCTTCGCAGTCAAAACAGAGCCTTCTCCATCCAATTCCTCCACATCTTTCACAAAGGGACATAAGGTTGTTAAGTATTCGGTTCAGCTCATCTTTAAGCTCCTCCACCTCTCGGTGCTTTCTGTTTGTGATTTGCCGCCCATACCCGCGTTGTTCTATAGCAGGGCATTCCCAGTAGTGATCTTCCGAGTCGCGGTACTGGTTGCGACAATGAATACACATGCGGATTCTGTTTACCGGAGCCACCACGTTGACTGCTTCCTTCCTGAGCCTTCCCACACGCGGGGTTCTCCCTTGCGAATCTTTCCAGCGTTCTCCAGGTCTGCCAGTCTCTTGCTGGCCTCGTACATAGTCAGGCCGACAGCTTCTGCTAACTCTCCAGAGGTTGCTCCCTCGTGTTCTCTGACAGCGTTCAGGAACTTTGCTACTTGCTTTGAGCGAGATCCTGACTTGTTGATGTGGTCTTCAGCTTCGTGTGAGGTCTGAGGGTCTGTGCTGCGGGAGACGCGTGCGACATAGGCATCGCGTGTTCTCCAGTACGAGCAGCGTTCACACGGACACTCAGGCCAGTGGTTAGGTCGTTGCGGGTTGAGGTCAAGAGTCATCTGTTAATACCTCTTAGCAGTACTCGTATCACATCGGGCAGGCTGAATCCAAAAACTACAACACCGAAGAAAAGCGAGATATTGATGATGATGTCAGTCATTGTTGCGCTCCAGTGCTGCGATAGCCATATCGGGAGCCTCGCATTCGTGGCAGACAGTGCGCGCAACTTCGGTTAGTGCCTTCTCAAGTCGTTCGATCTCTTCAGCGGCTTCATGTGCTATTGGATACTCTAGGTTCCGTAGTTGCGCACACATGTCCAGTTCATTCGGCATCGGCTTCCTCTGCTTCTCTGCAGGCCCTTCGCAACTCGAAGGCGGGGTTGCCAGTTAATGTCAGCTTCATTGGCCCTGTGTGATCCCCCTGCTCTACCGATGCATCTTTGATGTAGTTAAAGGTGCTCCTCGGCAACTCCACCATCACAGTCTCCGGCTTGATCTTGCGTAGGATGGGAACCCGAATACTTGAAGGTCCGTCATAAACCTTCCACTTGCCGTCCTCAAACCCGGCTCCTGCCTCACCTTCAACTGAAAGTCTCACATCTCCAGTCCACTCATATCCGTCTGGGGCTTTGGTGATTTCTGGTGGGATGTTTGTCATTCGCTTCCTCCAACGCTAGTTCGTCTTGAATGCGCTGCTTAACAACAGGCGTGCACTGGTAGATCGTGTTGCTGCCACAGTGGAGGCAGGCTGTATAAGACCACGGCCTACCAGTGAGTGGCATCTTGATGGGAACACATGGAGCGTTAAGCAGTTCTTCAACTTTGCCCATCTGTAAGTCTCCCTTAATTACGAAATCCGTTGCTTATTCCTGTTCAGTTACGGGTTCTTCTTAGGCATCAAGTCGGACAGCGTACCGCCACTAGCAACATGTGCAGCTAAGTGGCTTACTGCAAGAGCCACAATCCATCGCCAGTCAATGCCATAACTCTCAGCTAACAGAAAGCCGACAAATGCCCCAAGAACTAAAGCTAATACATTTCTCATCTAAGCTATCCCTAACGCTAACGATTCTTTCTTCGACGCTGAATCTTCGTTGGCTTCCATGTGTTGTTGCCTTTACGCCGGTTGCAATCTCTACAGCAGGTCACGAGGTTTCTCATTCGAGTCTGCCCGCCGTACTTCCACGGAATAACGTGATCGACGTTTGCTGTGTCATTCTCAACGCCAGTGCCGCAGTACCGACACCGATAGTTGTCCCGTAGAAGAACCCTTGCTCTGAGTGGACCTGATGCGTAACGCCTCTGATCCCGTTCATCTATCTGCTTCTGTTCAACAGGCTCTTTGCCAGGAACCTTCACAATGACAGGGCCGTTGAGTTCTTCAGGGTCACGGTCTGGATACAAAGACTTAGACCGAATCCTTAACACTGAGTTTCCTGAAGTTCTTGCTGCTTGTCTTCTAGCTCTAGCAAGTCTTCTAGTGTTTCTTTCTCCCCAAGTTCTCTTTGAAGTCACTTGTTTTCTCCATGACGGACACCGAAGATTCAGAGCAGAATCCCCCCTACCCCCCGGAAGGGGCAAGAGAGAAAAAGCATGACGGCTCACCGTGAGTTCGTCGCTTCATCCCCGCCGTTCATACGCATTGCGGCCTGCGGTTTTGCAGAGTCCGTGTCTTCAGACCGTGACTGCTGCGGTTTCGACATAAAGATGGCGGGCCGGTTAACCCACCCGGCTCCCTTCGGTGTCTGTGAGCAAAACTTGTGGCCTCTGACAGCGTGCCGTTTGCTTCCACCACCGAAGACAATCCCAACGTGCTGTCGCGTTGCCGCCATCTTCGATATTGAGTTGTCAGGTATGTAGCTGCGGTCTGGATAAGGTATCCGGCTCGTAGCCCCAGGCTGTTCTGCTGTCAGCCTCACAGTTTTTGGAGCAATAAAAAACCGCTCCGGTGTGTCACATACTGATTAGGCATGTCCGGAGCGGTCTGTGCGAGCGACGCGTGACGCAACTACATAATACCTAATCAATGTGACACAGGGTGAACCCTAGCACACACTATTCTGTAGATTCAACCTCCTTTGGCACTGTCACTAGCTTCCGAGCGTGAAAGTTTCAGGATCAGACTCGACCTTCCGTGTGTCTGTTGTTTTGCAGGAAGGGCAAACTCGATCATGAATGCGCATCAGCCCCCCTGTCTCATTCTTGAACTTCATGCGGATTCGATAGGTGAATCCGCAGCGGCAATGGGCAGTTGCTTCATTGATACCTTCCCAGCCGTTCCAATTAGCAGGACGAATTACGATCTCCATCTATCCCCCAAACTCCCACCCACACCTAAGCTGGCAGGCTGCTGTTCTTTTCCTGAAATCGACCGTGGCCCCTGCAGAGCACCGAGGACAGGACTGAGGGTAGGTAACTATGTGTGTGGGCTTCCTGAAGGCTATAGCGGCCTTGTAGGGCTTGTAATGCACACGTTCTAGTGCATGGATGTGTGCGCCTTTGCCGTCTTCGATATCCGTTGGGTGGTTCGGCATTGGCATGACTCCCTTGAACTGTTTGACCCTGGATACCGTGCGCTCAGAGACTCTCATCTGTCTTGCGACCTCAACTACTTTCATGCCAGCCTGAACAAGCCGCCAGATCCGTGCCCATCTGAGGCTGCGTGCAGAGAAGTTGAGCCTGCCTTCAAGAACACATCTTTCTAGGGGGCAGTTCAGGCATGAAGGTGCGATGTGGCAGCCTGTGTCCTTGTGCTCGTAGGTGTCTATGTATGCGTTTCTGTACTGAGCTTTCTGCATGATCTTTCTAAAAGTCCAACTCTTGTGCTTCTTCAGTGCCGTTCATCTCAGCAAGATCCCCAACTGCTGACTGTTTAACTTTTATCCATTCCTCAGTCGTGACTTCTTCAGGGTGTTCGATTTCTCTGCCGGTCACGTCTTTCACGTACTGGAGCCGCTGGTCGCCGTTGTCGAAAAGCTGTGCGAGCACGTTGGATGCTTCGTGGTACTCAGGAGTCATCCATTCAGGTTGCTTGCGCTCTGCGGCAGGCTCAGGGGCATCAGCGGGCTTCTCGCACCAGCCATCGCCTTCTTTGTGGCTTGGCCTGAACCCAGATGCTTTCTGTTTGTCACTGAGTGAGTACGGCACGCCGTGGTCTGGGCAGATGCCATAGCCTTTGTCTGATGGCACGCGGTCAACACTGGACTGGTCTTTGTCATACAGAGCGAGGCCGAACGGGTTGCCCCAGTTCTTTAGAGCTCGCTTCATGGCATCGGTCTCAGCTTCTTTGACTGCGGCCTCGTATGCCTGCCCGCAGTTGTTGTAGTCGATACCTTCTCCGTAGCCGATGCCGTAATGAATGTTGCCATCTCCGTCTGGCGTACTAACTGTCACCGAGACCTGGCATGTGTAGGCGACTAGGTATCCCTGTCGTCCCTTTCCGTTATCGTAATTTGGGTTGCCCTGAGTGGCAGTGACGACCGGGTTCATTGAATCAATCCTGTGGCTCCAGTTGCCGTGACCGAAGATACGGTTGGCTTCTTTAACAGCCCACCAGCCTTCGATGTAGCTAAAGCCCTGTCGCTCTTTGACAACTGAACCGTCAAGGTTGGCATCTAGTGCTTCAATCTGTTCTGGCGTGAATGTCATCTGCGCTTTGTCCTTTCAACTTAGCGATCCGCTTTCTGTAGCCTTGTAGTCGTTGCTCGGCTTCTCGTGTCTCCCTTTGGATCTCCATAAGCCTTGCGCTTCGATCTAGCAGCAGGCCAACTTCTTTAAGTGCTGCTGTTTCAAGTTCTTCCAACTCAGCGTTGATGTCCACGTTTACTCTCCCATCTGCTTATAGCTAGTATGTTTCGCTCCAGTTACATCGCGGGCAGAACACGGCGTAGTAACCTATCTCGCCATCACCGAAGGAACTGCGCTCAACGCCGAGTTCCATAGAGTCGAGTTCATAGGCGCACTCAGGACAGTAGTCCTCTGGGTTACGGTTAGCTTCCCACTCAGCGACATGAGCTAACATTAGCCGCGAGGAGTGAGATGTCAGCGGCTTCTTCTGCTTACGCATTTGACGCAGGTACTCCCTGCCTTTATCAGTTAGCGTGACTGTGCGGTCTCTTGCTGGTGTCATTTGCTGCCCCAATCGCTTGTTGGCCCATAAGGTGACTCGAACTGCTTACGGCCTTCGGTGAAGTACCACTGTGCGTAAGCGATCAGTTCGTCGGCCTGCGGATGTCGCTTGCCACGTTTAACGAGCCACCAGTTGTGCAGTCGTTTCCAGAGTTTCATTGCCATTTACAGTTCCCTTCTCCCCACAGGCGGCAGTTACGCGTGTCCCAGGTTCCTGCGCCTATTTCTTGTTCATGCCACATTAGATCCGGTTTGATCTCTCGAAAGCGGTGATATTCACGAAGGTGCTTCATGTGAGCAAGATGCCGGTCTTCACGCACGAGTTCATCGACGCGCTTCCGTGACATGCCGTTGCGATAACGCGGATAAGCGAAGTTAACCTTCTCAGTCCGCTGCGCTACAGCAGCTTCTTCCATGTCGTCTCGGTCGTAGTAGAGGGTCATTGCTGCGTTTCCCAGTTGATAGGCATTATTGTTTCGGTCACAGGTTGTTCTTCTAGGTAGTGCTGCCACAGAATCAAGGCCATGTGTTTGTTGCCGTGGTTAGCAGGCAGGTCGCATTGCCATCCCGCAGAAAAGCCACCAACCGGAGCCGCCTCGCACCGTGCAGGTGTTGCAATAGCGGCTTGTAGCTTGGCTACCGCATCTTTCCACTCGCGGGCAGTAAGACCTTCTGGCCCTGGCCCGAACGTGTTGATAGCAGATTGAGCAGCCTCACGTATTTCCATCTATCTACTCCTGTACCTTTCCAGTGTCATGCACTCAACAACGTGAGCCTGAGTGCCTTCGCGTTCGTTGCAGATGATCTCTTCTTCATCCCAGATAACGATGTATGCGGGTTCTGCGAGCCTGTGGGAGTACTCGGGTGTCTGGGCGTGTGCTGTAATCGCTGTCAGTGCGATAGCAGCTACAACCAGGACGAGAAGGATTAGTGGTCTCATAACGTCAACTTCTCCGTTCCCTCATATAGCTGGATGAAAGGATCGCCTTCGTGCTTCTCGATAACCGCTCTGTACGGGCCATACGTGACCTGTACAGCCCCTGCAGCGTCCATGTAGGACTTGAGCTTGCCTAGAGCGTGTATCTCTGCCTCTACGGACGAGTTCCAGAAGTCTGCCCACACTTTGCGTGCAGCCAGGGTGTTATTTAGGTCATGCCACTCGCCCCACTCCATCACCTTTGCTTTGTGCAGGACTACCAATTCTCTAACGAGAGTTTCTGGAGTCTGTGTTGATGTGGTCATTGCAGTTTCTCTTTGAGGCGTTCAAGGTTTTTGATTGCCTTGTCGATGGAGTCCAGTGCTTTATCAATGGCTTGCTGTTCGTGTTCAAATAGCGAGGTTCCCGCCTGCATGGAGTAGCCGAGTTCAGGAACCCACCAGTAATCGGGCGTGCTAGGGCGGCAGTCGTAGCCGACAACATGGTGTACTTGATAGTCGCTGACTGCCCAAAAAGCACGTTGCTCACGTTCAACTTTGTTGTTACTTGTCATTTCTTAATCCTTTGAGTAGCCCGCCCACTTCCCTGTTAGACCTACGGCTAGGGGGGCAAGGAAGCAGGCGGGCATCTGCGACTACCGGGAGCCGCTTCGTAGGGAGAGAGAGTCCTACGTGATATCTGCTCTCTCTGCCAGTTCGTCACTCCATGCATCCAGCATGTTCAGGATGCCGTCGAGTGCGTCTCTCTGGCTTGGTGGTAGTTCTGCTCGTACTTCCGGACGCATTTCATTGAGAGTTTTGCGCTGCCGTTCTAGCAAGTCTGCATCTACGTTGCTTAGTGTGATTTCCATGTTGTGCCCTCTCCCTTTTAGTTGTAGAGCGTAAGCCGCTCAGTTCAAGGCGCAGCGTGATTGTGTGCCCTGTGCTGAATTGCTTACTCGCCGTTGAGTTTTTTAGCTTTGTTGCGTGCCGTTCTCAACCTGGCACAGGTCTTGCAGTACCTTGTATTTCTACGCCCTTTATATCGCCGGATGCCGTCTAGTTCGTGTCCGTGAGGGCAATGTGTTTTGCGGGCGTTACGAGCTGCAAATCCTGTCCCCCTGAGCGTGTTGACCCTCTGCGGTACGGCCTCCATGTGTTCCACGTTGACGCACAGTTTGTTTCGACATAGATGGTCTATGTGTAGTGTTTGCGGGAGCACCCCGCGCTCTTGCTGATATAGCCATCTATGTACCGTGACAGGCTTCCCGTTCAGACTAAAAATCCCGTAACCGCTGGATGTTTTCGCGCCTGTCCACTCATGGCAGCCAGAGGGCAGCCGCCTCACCTTTGCATCGAATCTGGCTCTTGTCTGAGTTGGCGTTACAGGTCGTGTGCGCTTGGTGAAGCGGCCTATGCTGTCTCGGTTATTAATGTATCTGTACATATTTCTAGATTAACAGAATATGAACTGTTGAGCGAAGCGGACTAGGGCAAACCCTGCGTCACAGTCTTCGCAGCATCCCGGCCCCGGTGTGATGTGCTGATTCTCAGCGTCGTAGACCGTCCACGGTGTGAACCAGTCCTGATACTCCAGGCGTGCGGTCTCAGGCTCTCCGTATTCGTTCAGTTCTCCCACAATGCGTGTTGCTGGCCCGCCAGTGGATAGCAGGATGCGGTACTCCGCAGCCGCGACGCTCTCGCCTGTATCCATGAGTGGCGGCGATTCCCAACCGCTACGCACTGCAACCTCAAGTGCTGAGTTGTGAACGGCTTCCAATGCTCGATCAGGGTCTAGCGTCTCTTGCAGGTCTGCAAAGTCCCACTCTCGCATTAAGTCGTCTAATTCGTGGTCACACTCGCCATATTCACAGGTATTAGCATGCTCCAACCACTCCATCATCTCCCTGATGCGCTGTAGCTGCGCCTCTGCCTGTTCTCTTGCGTGTTGTGTGTCTGTGGTCACTGTCTCTCTCCCTGTTGTGCTTAGTCCCAGAATTCCGGTGCGTGGTGTGTCCACTTCAACTCGCCTGAGTGCGGGCCTTCGAGGATGCGAATCTCCCAAAAGTTCCCGCCGTAGAGCATGTTTGAGTTGCCTGTGTACTCAGCCTTGAACCCTTTCCAGTAAGGCTGTTTGCGCATTTACTCTCTCCCTGTTAGCCGTGTATCCGCCCTGATGTGGTAGACTGTACATGATAGATAAGACATGTGTCAAGCATAGGAGCGAAATTGCCTTTATTGACAGTTGAGCAAATGAATGAAGGTCGAGAGAAGTGGCACAAGCACCGCAGGAAGCAGATGCGTGCTCGTGACAAGTTGATCTGTAAGGACTACCAGCAGGGCTTGTCGATAACAGAGATATCCAGGCGTTACGAGATATCCCGCACAACTGTGTATGCAGCGGTTAAGCGCGGGTGTTAGAATCATCTGTGAATCGTTCCTGGCGCATGTTGTTTTCTCACCTGTTTACAACCTCTGCGCCCTTAAAACGATTCTGCCAGTAGGAACGATTCCTCTCCCGCTGGACGCAGCTACCGTCAAGATAGACGAGCAGGACTGCGGAAAGCATAAGCTGGCGTGTATTCCCGATATACAGGACGCAATTGGAGCCCAGTCAGAGCAAGGCCAGCATAAAGAACTCTGATTGGTGGCATCAGGTTGGTCAAGAACCCACCAAACCAGACCCAAACCCTGTCCGATAAACTCGTCTCATGCCTCAAGCAAAACTAGCAGAGAATACTCCGCTTCTACCAAGACATGAAGCGTTCATCAGCGAATACCTCACAAATGGCTTCAATGCCACCCAAGCGGCTGTTAAAGCCGGTTACTCCCAAAAGTCAGCTCACGCTCAAGCAACTAATCTCCTGAAAGAACCTAAAGTTGTTGCTGCAATTAAACGGAAACAAGCAACTCTCGCAGTTCAGGTTGAGTATTCCCACGCTGACTGGTTACGTGACACGCTTGAGATGGTTAGCGAGGCTCGCGCATCTGAAAGCTGGAGTGCTGCTTTCAAGGGTCAGGAGCTAATCGGCAGGCACATTGGAGCGTTGACCAGTGACCGCAGACTCTCCCGCGATGAAGCTGAGCTTTTCTCATATTTGGGAGCAGAGATGCAGCGGTTGCAGACAGCCAGGGAGTCAGCGGATTCCGCGGCTCTGGAAGCTCAGAAAAGCAGGGAAACAGGAAAGATGCTGGGGAATACCGAGGCCGGGGGGTAGTTCTTGGCGAGTTTTGGGTTCTGATATAAATATACCCACCTCTGAATTTCTTGGAGAACATTTTGGGATTTGTTCACCTCTGGGGATTTAGAAAAGGTTTTGGGTTTGGTGTGAATATTGAGCGTTCGGAATGGCTGGTTATTGTCGGGGTTCCGTTGCTCGTGCTTTTCACCTGGCTTTTGTTGGGGGTGATTTTGTCTTGAAGAGGTCTGATTTGCTGAAGAAGATTGCTGAGATGAAGGGTGATTTGGAGGAGTTGCGGGAGCTTCGGGATGCGATCAACGAGGTTCTGGGTGAGAGGCCTGCTATTCAGCGTATTCCCTGTGACCGGAACCACTACCCGGATGATCCATTTCCGCCTCGTAAGTGGGTTCAGGATCATATTTTTGCCATTGGAGACATGCCACCAATAGAGATTGGGAATCTGCCGAACGATCTCTGGATGACGAGTCCATCTGGGAATGTGGACGTTACTTCATGACTGACTGTTACGTTTGCGGGCATCCTATTTTGGAGGGGCAGAAGTCTGAGGAACACGCGGTTTGGAGACAGGAAGGCGGTCTACCGGAGTATTTGCACTTCACGGGCGAGTTTGTCCACCTGAACCCTGCGGATCATCTTCCTACTCTCACGAAAGAACGAGAGAGAGCGGCGAAGATTGTCGAGGAGTCTTTTAATCTGGGAGCGTCATCTGATGAAATTAGCCGCACTGAAGTCCTTCAGATGCTAGACAAGATCAGGAACGGGGATTGATGGATCTGATTAAAGTCGAGTCGATGCAGGACGAGATATCTGAGCGTTGGCTGAACCTTTCTGTTGTCACATCGTTGGAGGTTCGGGAGTTTTCACAGGAGGGTTCTCGGGCGAGAAGTTACCGGGTTCATTTCGGGGGAGAGTTTGTTCGGGTTACGCAGAAGGATTTCAGAAAGATTGTCCAGAAGTTCGAGGACGACCGGGCTAATGATGAACCGATAGAAGTAAAGGTTGTGGAAGATGCCACGAACGAATAAAGGCAAGCGAAAGCCGAAGAAATAGGGCATGGCTGACTGGCATATCGAGATTGACCTTTTGCAGCAGATCGACCGTCCGGGTCGGAATTGGGTCTATTTCTGTGCTCGGTACTGGCCCACGGAGCAGAATCGCATAGACGGCGATCCTCCTACAGTTGTCAACGATTTCAGGGCTGGCGACCTTCTCAGATGGGTCGGAACCCCCATCCTTGAGAAGCGAATTCGGTATTTAAGAGACGGAACCGGTCAATTCTTCTGTCGCGGGTTTGCGGGAGAATACGAGGGGCCTGAGAACCTTCCTACGGACACGCACGCTGCTCACTGGGCTAACGGAGACGACAAATACGAGACCCGAAACGGGAGCCTTGTCCGCATTCATTGGCCCAACAAATTCTCTGTCGGAACCTATTCAGAATCGGATGTCGTCGATTGGATCTACGAACAGGCAGAAGACTGGATTGCAACTCATCCCACGGCCACGGGAGACAGGTGCGACCCTGATCTTGCGATAGATCGCCCCACTCAGAGACTGAAACTACCGCTTGCCGTGCAGAATATGTCCCGTACAAGGAACGCAACCGTCACAGAAGGCGTCAGGCAACGACGGCAACGAACCCTGACACGTGTTATCAGCGACCAGAGACCAGGAAGATGACGACCGTTACGGACAGGATCAGCGCATCAGGTCACGATGCCTACGACACCGACTCGGGGTTTCCAGGATTCAGCGCAACCGCTACCGGAGAGTTCAAGTTCGGAGACAACACAGCACCGTCTCGTATTCAGTACATGGGCCTCATCTGGGACGGAGTCAGCATCCCGAGCGGAGCAACTTATGACTCAGGGTGCGACATCGACCTGACAGACGTTTCATTCGGGTCTGGTGGCGCAGCAGAGATGGACGTTTACGGCGTCGAGGAAAAGACCCTGACTGTCTGGGCTGCTGGAGATATGGCAAGCCGCACTCGGACAACTGCAACAACGAACTGGTCGTCGAACTGGCTGTCCGGTGCAGTATTCACCTCACCAGAACTCAACACCATCTTCCAGGAGATTGAGGATGACGCCACGGGTTCAGGGGTCACAGATTTAACCGTCGTTCTGGAGGATACGAACGCTGGAGTTCAGAACCGGGACGTGGAAGCGTTCGACGGAACCGCTGGAGAGGCGGCTTTCGTCACGATTGAATATACTGCCGGAGGCGGCGGTGCTAATACAAGAAGGTATTCACTGACCACAACAGGCGTCGGATAACGAGATTTCCGCGTCGCAGACCCCTTAAAACCGCAAATTTAGGAGAGTGTATGATTAACCTCGAACCCACACAGGCAGATTACGACCAGCTGCTAAAGCAGATGCCCGCTGCAGAAGAGAGATTGAAGACGATCATTCTCACACGGATGATTACAGAGCGGGACAGGCGTATTGCCGAGTTGGAACAAGGCCGAACATCCGAAGAGCCAGTCTCAGACAAACTGGAGGCCGTGCCTCTCTCCGAGTAATGTCACTTGGTTGACACAATTGAACTGAACTCCGGTTCCGGTGGCGCAACTTTAGCCACGCAGGACGAAGGTGGAGTCCACTACCAGGAAGTTAAACTCACCGCTTCAGGTAACGGAACCACCGAAGCACTCTCAAAAGCAGAAGATACTCAACACTCTTCTGGCGAGCACGGCATCATGTCGCTCGCTGTCCGCAACGACACCCTCGCAGCACTTGCGGGGACGGACGGCGACTACGCTCCAATACAGGTCAACGATGTCGGTGCGGTCTACGTCGAAATCGCAGAACTCGCTGGGAATGCTGTCGATCTCGGAAACGGAACAGTCGACAACGGAACCCTCCGCGTCACAATCGCCTCAGACACCACAGGCGTCCTCTCAGTCGATGACAACGGCTCCACTCTCTCCATAGACGACGGCGGCGGTGCAATCACCGTCGATGGAACCGTCTCGATCTCAGGCTCAGTCACAGTCGATCTCGGTGGCAATAACGATGTCACCATCGACAACTCATCCATCGTTCATGCCGAAGACTCCGTTCACAACTCTGGTGACGCTGGTGTCATGCTGCTCGGAGTCAGACAGGACTCTCAGGTTGATTTCGGCGCAGACGGCGATTATGTTCCGTTTTCCGTAAACGCAGACGGTGAACTGAGGGTCACGAACGCTGCCGGGTCGGGCGGCACTTCTGCAACTGACGACGGCTCGTTCACAGCAGGAACCGGTGCTGGAACTCCCATGATGGGGTTTGTGACCGCTGATGCAGTCGATTCAGGCGATGTCGGTGTCGTTGCGATGTCAACCGACCGCAGGCTCCATGTGGACGCCCAGATCGTCGGTCAGGACGCAGATGTAACGATTGCGGACGGCGGCAACTCGATTACGGTCGATAACGGCGGTACGTTCGCTACTCAGGTTGACGGAGACGCCCTCACTGCCCTTCAACTCATCGACAACGTAGTTCACGTAGACGACGCTGCATTCACGCTCGGAACCTCTTCGGGTGTGATGATTATGGGTTTTGCCGGAACCCAGTCAGTTGATGCGAACGATGCAGGTGCTATCGCTATCGACACTGATGGCGCAGTCCATATCTCAGACGGTGGAAATTCGATCACCGTGGACAACGGTGGCACATTTGCAGTCCAGTCCACGCTTCAGACAGGTTCTAACACAATCGGTGAAGTCACAATCGGCGCAGCTACTACGGCTGCAGGGGATCTTGCCAAAGCAGAAGATGCCACCCATTCCTCCGGCGATGTCGGTGTCATGGCTCTTGCCGTCCGTGATACCGCCCCTGCAGCTGTTTCGGGAACTGACGGAGATTACGAACCGCTCCACGTATCAGACGACGGTGGCGTATGGACTTCGGCGGCAGCATCTCACCAGGGAGGCAACTCATTCTTCTCGTCAATCGACCTCGACGAATCAGAAGAGGACGTTGCATCATCTGCCTGCACCGTGTCATATATGTACTTCTGGAACGCAACTGCGGCTCCGCTCTGGGTTCAGTTGTTCAACACAAATACGGTCACGGTCGGAACGACTGCGCCAGATATGAACTTCCCGATTCCGGCAAATGCCGACTCAGACGTAGCTGGTATCACCATTCCAGTACCGCAAGGAGGAATCCAGTTCTCAACCGCCCTCTCCGTCGCTGTTACGACCGGTTCTGGTACAACTGCGGGCGCGCCGGGAGCAAATGAAGCTGGCGGCATCATTATTTACAAGGACTAGAGATGGCTGCTCTCGGATGGTTGCTCAACCTCGGATTCGCAGCTGGTGAGATCAGCGGCGCAGAGCCGCCGACCGCGATGCCGCTAAGGGTCGTCGTTCTCCCCACAAACCAGAAGATGAAAATGCGACTCAAGGAATCAGCAACTGAGACGATACTGGTCGCATCGCAGAACTCAGTGGTCACTGAATAGAAATGGCAGAATCGTTCTTCTACATAAAAGACTCAGACGACCTCCCTGCTATCGAGGCCACGCTTCTCGACGGCGACGAGAACGCAATCGACCTGACAGATGCAACCGTCGTCTTCTCCATGTCTGACATTGGAGGCAACGTCGGGAATATCAATAACCGGCCTGCATCTGTGCCTAATCCCGCTCTCGGCATCGTCAGTTACTTCTGGGAGACCGGTGTTCTTACCTCACCAGGTACGTTCAAGGGAGAGTTCCAGGTCACGTTCTCAGATGGAACCGTCAGGACATGGCCCAACGCACGCTCTGAGCAGCTGAACGTCATCGTCGAAGAGAGGGTCTTCTGATGCCGAAGTTCTACATCAAGGAAAATGACACATCCCCTTCAATTCAGGCTGTCCTGAAAGACGGAGAGGGCAACGTCGAGAATCTTACCGGGTTTTCCGTCTTCTTTGGACTCGCTTCTGGCGGGAACAGGAAGTTCAACGCAGCTGCAACGATAGTCGATGGGCCTTCAGGAACCGTCCGCTACGACTGGGCTGCGGGAGATACGGACACACCGGGTAACTATCTCGGAGAGTTTAAGGTCACGAACCTTGCGGGAGATGTTACTTCGTACCCGAACTCAAAAGAGAAGCAGATTGAAGTCATTATCGAGCCTGAAATCGCGTGATGCCACAGTTTTTCATGAAGCAGAACGATACCTCGCCAGACCTGCAGGTAACCCTGAAGGACGGCGACAATAACGCAGTAGACGTAACCGGTGCGACCATCGTGTTCTCAATGTCAGACATAGGCGGTGTCGTCAAGGTCTCAGAGCAGTCCGTAACCTCTGTCACGGAGGCGTCTGGAATCGTCAAATATACGTGGGCTTCGGGAGACACAGATACTCCCGGTACGTACAAAGGTGAGTTTGAGGTCACGTTCGTAAGCGGGGCAATCCAGACCTATCCGAACTCATCAGCCGAAAAGCTGGAAATCTTTATCGAACCGGAGATCGCTTAATGGTCACGGCAGACACAAGGACGAACCTGCACCAGTTCCCCATTGATGCTATGCAGAAGGCCATCTGGCGCGACTTCGAGCCGTCCGACTATGTCAAACACCGGAAGTGCGGGTACGTCCCTACAGGGGAGAACTGCCACGTGTGCGGAAAGAAACTCGGCAAGCCTCTGCAAGACCCGTACAACTACCAGCTGGACATTCTCGAAGACGACCACCTCACATGCCTCGTAGCCGGTGGCGAGCAGGTAGGAAAGTCATTCACAGGCGCGATGAAGGCGTACATGATTCTTTTGGCCTTTCTCGGGGAGCACGCAAACGGCTCACGCAGGGCGGCTAACGAAGTCGCATGGCTGGTCGGTGCATCATACGAGCAGACATCTCGTGAGTTCGAGTACCTGAAAACGTGGCTCAACCAGACCAAGAACCTGACCATTCTCAAGGCCGACTCGAAGGTAGATCCTGGCGAGATTCACATTCAGGTTCCAGGCGGCGTCTTCAAGATAAAGACCAAGTCATCAGACGACGGCATGGCTGCGCTCAGGATGGAATCACCGGTGTTCGTCCTGCTCTGCGAGGCCGCAATCTGCACCTACGATACGTACACCCGGCTTCGCTCCCGTGTCGCCCGCGCCCGCGCTGACTTCCCCGGCTACGGTGCGATCATCATGATCTCGACCTTTGAGGGTTCGACAGGCTGGTATCCCACGCTCTACTCGAAGTGGCAACTCCCTGCAAACCAGACAAGAGATAACGCCAAGTCGTTCTCAATGCCCTCGTTCTCCAACATCTTCATCTATAAGAAGGGAGACCGAGACCCAGAGATACGGCAGATGCGCGCCGACCTCTCAGAAGACGAGTACAAGGAACGTGTCTTAGCCATTCCATCGCCGCCAAAGGGCAGGGTGTTCGAGACGTTCGACCCGACCGTTCACATCCTTCCAGAAGATGCGGAGTACAACCCTGAAGAGCCTGTGCTTATCGGCATCGACCCCGGCTTCTCAGGCCAGCCCTCGTCGTATGCAGTAGAGGTCGTGCAACGTCGGCATCTCCCCTGCGGTAGACAGCACTTCTGGGGCATTGACGAGATATACGAGACGAAACTGAAGAACGAGAAGATCTGCGAGATCGCAATGGGTCGGTTCTGGTGGAAGAATCCGCACAAGGTCGGCGTTATTGACATTGCAGGAACGTACCATGCAGGAGCATCAGACCCGGTTAAAGAGGTTTGGCGCAAAGAGACCGGTATGGTCTGCATGTCAGAGAAGGTCAACATCCTTCCTGGCATCTACCGGATGCAGTCGATGCTCAACCTCTGCGTAGACTCCAATTGTGGACAGCCGGTGTTTGCAATCTCACCTTCGATGATGGGCGCGGCAGCTGAATTTGGCGGGATGCCGTATCCGGCAGGACACCCCAATTCGGGGGAGATCCATCCGTACAGGTGGGCGACTGACCGCACAGGACAGGTAATAGGCAAGACGCCCGAAGATAAATACTGTGACGCTGTGCGCGCGCTCACCTATCTGTTCATAAACCAGTTAGGGCATACACTTACTGGCAGAAAGTCCTCGAAGATCAAGCAGAAAAAGCGGAACCGTGCTTCCAGAGATGTCCGCGACATCATCCGTGAAATGAGACGAGCGAGCTAATGCCTCCATCTACAGGCAAGAAGAAGATTGAACAGATCCTCGACTGGGTCTCGCGGCGTGAGAACGCATGGGGAGCACGTTTCCGCGTCATGGACGATGACTGGGAACTCTACAACCTGAAGCCGTTCATCCCGCCCAGGGGCGACGGAGTGCGTGCAGAAGAAGCGTTCACATCTTCAAAGCCACGTATCGTCGCTGACAAGCTGATAGGCGTCATTGCAGGCGCAAACCAGATCATCCGCACCGAGATGGATCACGACTCCCGTGAGGAACGTGAGAAGGACGAGAACTACGAACGCCTCTCAATCGGAATGCTCAAGATTGCTGACCAAAAGCTAGAGGACTCTGGAGCACAGCCGCTCAGGACGCAGCTTGCCCTGAACGCCATTGTGCAGGGCGGGTACGTTGCAGCGCGCTTCCTGCTCAGGAAAGACTCTGACGGCGAGACGATAGTTGACATAACACCTATCAAGCCGCGGCAATTGCTTATCCAATTCGGAGACCGCGGTCCGGTTGCCGCTGCCATTATCACGCGCCGAGACCGGGCATCCATTCGTGCGGAGTACCCGAAGTTCACTTTCGAGGACGAACAGGATGAGGACGAGTCACAGACCCACCAGGTCACTGACTATTACTGGAAGGAAGACGGCAAGTTCTGGAATGCTGTGATTGTCGAAGGAAAGTGGGCAAAACGCCCCGCAGACACCTTTGCCAAACGGTTTCCGATAGTCGCACGCGCAGTCGGTGCTCACTCCACGGGTAGCGGCAACATGACACTGCGAGAGGACTCCACGGAATCCATCCAGATCAGCGATATTGAGCATTTCGCGCAGTCGGTGTTCGCTCCTGTCAGGAACCTTGTCCCTTACATCAATCGGCTAAATTCGTACCGTTTGACGATGGCGCGCCGTTCTGTCATGCAGATACAGAAGGTTATGTCTCTCGACGGAGAGAAGGAGATCGAGGGCGACATCGACGAGGATACGACCGAGATTTCTCTTTCGACTGAGAACGGTGAGGACATAGTTCCGCTTCAGGTTCAGGAGATGACCCGCGATGTGGACTCGATGCAGGCTCTTGCCGACGCAGAGTTCTCAGACGCAACACTCCCTCCGCAGTCCTTCGGTCGAATCCCGTCTCCGCTCTCAGGTAATGCTCTCGCTATTCTCGGAGCGGCAGAAGCGCAGAGACTTGAGCCGTTCGTCCGTCCAATCGAGTCCTGCTTAGAGGCAGGGCTGGAAGCGTTGGCATCTCAGTTTGAGACAGGGCGGTACAAGCCGATCAAGGTCTCAGGACGCACGCGCGACCGCAAGGGCTTTGTCAGGACGATCAAGCCAGAGGATATTAATGGCAGGGACAGGATCACGGTAGAGTTGGTAGCGGAGAGGCCGCAGGATCAGCAGGAACGCTGGCTTGCCGCACAACTTGCCACGCAGCCGGGGCCGAACGGGATGCCGCTGGTATCTCACTTCACGGCATGGGAAGATATTCTCAAGATGCAGGACTCAGACCTTGAGGCAGAGCGCATCTTCGCCCAGATGGCGCGCACTTCCACGCCGAACATGCTTCTTACGACCCAAATGGTTGCTGCAGAACGCCGGGGAGACGAGGCGACTGTCGAGGAACTGGAACGTGAGATGCAGAAGCTAATCAATGACGAGGCTATGCAGAGGTTCGCTCAGAAGATAGCGTTCCTCACGATGCTGTTCCAGAACCCGTTGCAGGCCATTACTGCAGGCGCACAGAGACAGACCGACCAGAGTGCCAACCCGGAGGCTCAAGACCCGCTCAGGAACATAGATCCTCGGCTATTCGGGCTTTCAGGCGTTGCACCGGGATCGGTTCAGCCATCACCAGACGCAGGATTTAACACTTCAGCACCACGCCAGAGCCGAGAGGCAGCGGCGAACTCAATCGGGATAACTCTTGCTACTCCCGAACAGACACAGCAGTTCGGATAAGGAGATTTAGCAATGTTCGTATTTCAAGTGCCGGGAATAGGCCGAGTATTCGTTGAAGCGTCTACTGAGGCTGAAGCCCGCAGGATTCTCAGCCAGAGGCTTCCAAGTCTTACTTCTGAGACGCAGTCGCCACAGGAAGTCATTGCGGGTGCTCAACTGGTTGGGACTGCTACAGCCGCAGATCTGCAGGCGGGAGATGTTTTCTTTCAGCGGGAAGGGCCAGGCTCCACGCAGGAAACCATAGATGACATAAGAGAGGCTATCGGCACTGGCATCGGGGGCGTCAACCCAGACACTCCAGGCACAGGCCCGCTTGGCCCTGACGGTCAGCCTCTGCCGGGCGGAGGGTCTATCCCCAACCCTTTGAACCCCGGTGGTTCTGGAGTGGGCAGTCCTCCTTCCGGTTCAGTGCCTCCCGGCGAGTTGCCTGTGGATGTGCAGAACTTCCCGTTCGCATCGTTCCAGAATGCACTTCAGAGTCGCGGGTTCAATCCTGAAGGGCCACTAGGAAGCACGCTGAATCAGGCGTTCAACCGCCTCTCTCCGGCTTTGACTGTAGGCTCACGTGCCGGGGCACTGGCTCCTATCGGTGAGCAGGCCGGTGCGTTGGAAGCGTTCTTTGCAAATCGTTTGCCAGAAGCAAGTTCGATTGCCCTTGATGTCTTTAACGATGTCAGAAACCGTGCAGCACAGGGCAATCCAGAAGCCTCACTGTTCCTGTCACCGGACATTGGGACTCAGCAGGGACAGAACGCCTTTAACCAGGTAAGAGACCTCGCTCGCGCTGCGTCTCAGAACCGGTTCGGGGCGTTCGTAGCCAACCTGTTCAACCCGACAAACTCTAGCTTTAGCGACAGGTTCGAGAGAGGGTTGGCGCGTGGTGTCGCACCGGACAACTTTTTCGACTTCTCAGCAAGACAGTTCGGTATCTAGCAAATGGTCAGCCAGCCTTTCTCAGAAGACAACAGCAATCCGTTCAACCTGCAAGACCTTGAAGGTACGCAGGAAGGACTGCGCACGATCTTCGAGCAGGCTCGGCCTGAATTCCTTCAGACTGGTTCTCAGAGAGACCTGTTTTCTGGACTTTTCAACCGGGTAGTCAACGATTTCCTCGGGGAGTTAGGCAACAGCTTTGAGGCAGGACTGACGCCAGAAGAGTCGTTTACGGATTTCGTCAATAACTTAGACTTTGGCAGGCAGTTCAGAAGGGAGAGGCCTAACAGGCAGTCAGGGCTTACGTCAGCGGCAAGGTTCTTATTCGATTCGTAAGGTGAAATATGAGTAACACTCTTGGAGTCGTCACTGTAATTGCAGACAAGATATCTACTCCAAATATTGAACGCAGAGCAATGAAGTTGGCTCGCAAGAGCCTACGGAGAGAATGGGGAGACAAGCCTTATGTGGAGGATATCCGTTCATACCACCATGATGCGGATAATCCATGCGGTGACGAGCATGACTATCCTGACGAGCCTCACAAGCATGTGACTTTGTACTGGGAAGAACCGCAGGAACAAGAGGTTTAATTGGTTTCACGCCCTCTAAACGTAGACCCGCAGTTTCTGCAGTTCGCAGATGCTGTGGCTCAACAGGTTTCCGGTGGAGAGGGCAGGCTGAACCTTGAAGACCCCGATGCTGTTCGTAAGCTGTTCACGCATGTCGATGCTCAGGCGACTGAACTGGAGGCGCAGACAGGCGAGCCGAAAGAGAACCTGTTCAGAAACTTCTTCGACCAGACCATAGGGCGTGCTGCTGGAGCCGCAGGCAGGGGTGCGCTGGGCGCAGGGCGTGCAATAGAAGAGAATGTGCTTGAGCCGGGAACTCGTCCATTCAGGCAACAGGGACAATCTGCTGCAGAGGATTTGTCGATACTTGTTAACCCCGATGACCCTCGCATAAGGCCTGGGGCAAGAGATGATGTTCAGCGCGTCGCTGATCTTCTAGATGCCTCAGAGGCGTTAGCACAGACCGGAGGTTCGCTTGGAACCGAGACGATTGTTGCTCCGGTAGTCGGGCCGGTTATTCCCGGCGATGACGCTTTTGAGCGGTTTGTATCAGATGTCCAGCGACGACGGCAGGAAGCATCGCTCAGAGAGCAAATCCTGCTTCAGCCTAGCAGAGACGCATTTAACGAGTCGGACATTCCAACCCCGGTCAAGGTCGGAGCAGAGGTTGTGTTCGATCCGCTTAACGTAGTTCCGGGCGCAGCACTGGCCTCACGAACAGGCCGAGTTGTTCGCACTGCTGCAAGAGAAGCCGCTGAATCCGCTGCACGAAACACGGCACGTACCGTCACAGAAGTTCTCCCAGACGGCACTCAGGTGCGCCGTGCGATAGACGAGGTTAGTCCTGTCGGACAGGCTGAAGCGTTGGACATTGTGGATGAGTTCAGGCCATCAGCTTCAGGTGGGTTCGACCGCGTTTCGACGACGCAGGTTGATGATGTCGATACATTCATGCAGAACATCCCTGAAACCGACAGGATTGCCAGCCGCATAGACGAGCTGTCTCTTCAGATCGAGCAGGAAAGCGGCTCTCTTATCAGGCCGTCATGGGCGAGGGGGCTGACAAATCAAGAGGTAAGGGCGGTTGCCCGACATGAAGGACTGAACCCGACAGAACCGGACTGGTTTGCAGGTATAGACCCTCTTATTGTTCAACAGGCACGCCAGCGCGTGTTCAGGGATGTCAACACTCCTTCGATATCGCAACTTCGGGGCGAACTAAGAAATCTGCAAACTCAATTAGCAAATCTTTCTGATTCTCGCCAGACTTTCCGCGCTGCAGCAGAGACTGTTCAGCAGACTGGTGACTCCACTCCACGCATAGCAAGAGAAGTAGAGCAGGCTCAGGAGACGATTGCCCGCACCGCACCGGATACTCCAGCATCCTCCATTGACAACGAACTCGCTCAGCTAGAACAGGAGATTGCGGCAGCGCGTGTCCAGCAGGCAGCAGGCGGGAACCCTCCACCGCGCAAGCCCGGCACAGCAATCATGGGCGGCGATGACATCCCGCCTCCGCGCCAGCCGCATGTTGCTATGGGCGACGACTTCCAGATCCCGGTACATGAATCGGTACAGACCGGTGTGTTCAGGAAGTGGTCAGGTGCTCGGAACCTTGAGCGACTTCAGATCAACGAGTCGTTCAAACAGGGAGAAGACCTTCTCAGGCAGGCTGGTATTAGGAATGCGAACACTCGTACTCCTGAGATGGAAAACCTGTTCAAAGCGTTGCATGGAGAGTTTGACTGGCGGCAGTTACCAGAAGAGTTCCAGATCGTGTATCTTGATCTCAAGAGGCTTATAGATGCAGAAACTCAGGACATGCTCCGGTTCCTTGAAAAAGGTCGCCAGGACAATGTTCAGATGTTTGGGCTGGACGCAGAGAACTTTGTTGCTAGGATGGCTGCCCATCCTGATTACTTTCCCCGCGGCTGGAAGCAGCGTCCGCAACAGGGAGCTTCATCCGTTGGTACTCGACCGGGATTTACGAGGCCGCGAACTGATGCAACGTTTACTGAACTCCTAGACTCAGGGCTGGAACCTGCATCGTGGAACCCGTTTGCAATGATGTCGATGCGCCGACTTGCTGGTGTCGAGTACAGGGAACAGGTCAAGGCCATTCATATCCTGAAGCAGCATGGGTTGGTTAAGTCGATAGACGAGGCTCCTGAAGGCTGGAGAGTGCCAAAGATAGGCCCTGCATTCGAGGGTCGCCCTGTCGCTATTGCTGACAACGGGAACACCATCTTCTCTCAGAGGTTTGCCACTCCAAATCGGATAGCAGACGAGATGGAGACTCTATGGGGTGGCGGCAGGACGAACAAGGAATGGCTCAGGAAGTTTGAGACTGGCTCTAATGCTCTCAAGCGCGGGAAGCTGCTTGCATCGTTCTTCCAGCACATCGACTTCGTATCCCGTGCTGGCGGCTCTCTCTTTGCGCCCGAATCATTGGTACGAGGGAACTTCCTGAAAGCACCTTCGATGGTTGCGCAGATGTTCCGTGCCCAGTGGTGGCCTGCAGCGCGTGAGAGCCTTCAGAAAGAGTTGCTGTCAGGTAAGCCACTCTACAAGAACTTCAAGATCTCTCTGAGAGATGTTGTTGAGAACGGATGGGAAGTCACTGGAGACCGTTCAGTTATCCAGCGCGCGTTCCTAGACCACATAGACGAAGCGGTTGGTGCTGAAGGTCGTAACCAAGTTCTGAACGGGTTGAACGATGCCAAGAACTTCTTCGAGAGAGGACTGTTCGAGGGTGTGTACACCGTTGCTCAAACTCATGCACTGAAGAACTTCATCATCCCATCGCTCAGGCGGCAGCACCCGGACTGGACAGTTCAGCAGATCGCAGGAGCCGCAGCAGACCAGGTCAACGTCATGTTCTCCACTCTGGGAGACTGGCAGACCATCATGCGGTTTGCTGGCGACGACTTGAGGTCTCTAACCAGATCGGTCATCTTCTCAACAAATGAGTCTGAGTCATTGATACGCGGTGCTATCAGGGCGTTGGGTGTAGACGTACAAAAAACTCGCCCCGGGTTTGGTCGGTCAGGGCTGACAAGTTTTCGTGCGTCACGAAACCCTCACTTCCAGCAGTTTGCCCAGTGGTACGTCGGCATGTTCATCTTTATGGCAGGGATAGCAAACGCCATTCACTTTGCCGCAACAGGGAAGGCATTGCCATCCGGCTCTTACAACCCGATAGACACCGACAATGGGTTTACGCCTTTTGCACCGGGATACAACACTCGCTTCCTTTCACCGGAGATGCCGTTCGTCCGCGGCAGGAACGACCTTCCGGTTCACATGGACATAGTGGGTCAGATGGACACAGCCTTCAACTGGGCGTTAGACCCGCTATCTGCAGCTGGCGCGAGGACAAACGTGCTTCCAAGAGCAATTCATAACCAACTAGGTTCAGGGGAGAACTTCTTTGGCGAACCGTTGCAGACACCGGGGCAGAGGGTCGGGCAAGCGGCTTTGGATCTCGGAGCACCGATTGGTGTGCAAGCCGCTGTTGGTGCGGCGAGTGAGGGCGTGCCAGCACTGCAAAACGTATTCCCTGCCGCTGAGTCCAGACTTGGAGTTACTGGTCAGATCGCCCAAACATCTGGGGTCAACTTCCGATCCCTGAGAAATTCCGAACTGAGGGAACTGGTTGAAGAGCGACCTGAGTTCGCAGAGGGTGTCGCAGCAGAACTGGAGCGTAGGCGCGGCGAAGACCTTCTCAGGTTCGGCAACCTGCGCGGGCAGTTCACCCCTGTGCTCCAGGCGAGGCTTGAAGACGCTCGCAGGCTGAACCAGCCGTTTGTTGTCAGGGCTATAGAGCAAGAGTTACAAAGGCGCGGGGAACTAGAGTGACCACATTTTCTGTTCAGGAGACCGGCATAGCCCACAAGTGCATCAGTTGCACAAAGAAGTTGCTCGCGATAGAGCACAACGGCGCGCTTGTCGTGAAGGCAGGCCGCAAGAATGTAATGGGGAACCCGCTCTCGATACAATGCGAGTGCGGACATTGGAACCATGTGACTCTTACAGAAAAAGGAGATGATGTAAACTAACGCCATCGTGCCCGTGGTGCGGTCAATTTAACTATTTGAAGGCTTAGTCCTGTTTTTCGACTCCTGTGGAGCCGAGGCAGGGCTTTTTTATTTGAGGAACTTATGGTCACTCAGAATGAAGCAACTCCGCAGACGGAAGATGCAACTCCCGAAGTAACGGAAGCAACTCCTGATCTGGCTCCAAACGAGGTCTCGCTGGCCTCAGACGAGCCAATAGAAGAACAGGGGCGGCAACCTGAAGCAGAAGGGGCGGCTACTGACGCAACTGATGGGGCGGCTCAGACCGAAGAGACTTCCGCAGAAACACCTGCTGAGACCATAGCCCGTGAAGAGCATGAGGCAGAACTTGCCAAAGTTCGACAGGGCTTGGACAAGCGCATCTCAGACATTGAGAAGCAACGGCAGGAGGACATTGCTGCAAGACAGGCTGCAGAAGAGCGTTTTCAACAGGCACAGGCTGTCCTTGAAGCGCAGCAGTTAGACATCTCAGTAGCGCAGAAACAGAGGGAACGATCTCAACACTGGCAGACACAGGGGCTTGCTGAAGACGAAGCCCAGAGGATTGCCGCTGTTGAACTGAACCTCATCAAAGCTGCATGGGATGACAAGCAGCGTGCAGACCGCGCCGAGGCTGAACTTCAGAAGCTAAGGGGCGAGAACAACGAACTTGGGAATCGTCAGGCTGCTGTTGCACTAGCACAAGAGCACGGCGTCCCAGAAGAAGACATCCGGTTTCTCAGGACTGCTCAAACGCCAGAAGCTATGACGGAGATGGCGAAGCGTCTCGGGGAACTCTCTAAACAATCACAGGAACTAAACAGCGTTAAGCAGGCAGAAGTGCCTTCAGGCGGTGAGGCGAACCAACTGGACTCAGGTGGTGGTTCTGACGGAGCCATGACCGACCAGCAGAAGATCGCAGCATTTGCCGATGGAGACCCTTCGGTGAGCATGGAAGAGTACCAGGCTATCCGAAAGCGAATGGGCTTCAGTTAACGCAGGAGGATTAGAAACTGGCCGCTGGAAACACCACGACCCAGTCACTTGCTGATTCAATACCTACGATGATTGCCGAGGCGCGCATTGTGCGTGAGCAGGCACAGGTGATGACATCGTCAGTAGACCGTGTGACCCTTGCCCGAAACACGGGAACGGTCTGGAACGAGATCAGCCTTGAGCAGCTTTCTGCCCAGGCAGTGACTGAAAACACAGAACTGGACAACCCGCAGCAGTTGGAAGACACGCTCTTCAGCGTCGAACCGACTGTCATTGGTATCCAGACACTCATCACTGACCGAGTCGGCATTCGGATCAGTTCAAAAGCCTTCGCTCGAACCGGGCGACTTGCGCAGAACGCCATAGAGCGCAAGAAGGACGAAGACGGCCTGACCGCTATTGACGGCTTTACGACTCAGCTTGGAGCCGCTGGTTCTGCCCTGACCTCAGGGCATATCAGGGCAGCGCGCTACCGCATCAGTTCCAACCAGACCGAGCCTGCACCACCGGAGAATCAATACTTCGGTGTGTTCCACGGCTTTCAGATCAAGGACTGGGAAGACGAGATTCTCAACCCGACTTCTGGTGCTCTGAGCGAGCAGATCGAGCAGGGACTTGCCACACAGACCTTCCAGAACGGACTTCGCGGAAACATCGGCGGTGTCATGATTAAGGAAGACGGCAACCTGACCATCGACGCTTCAAGCGACGCTAAGGGTGGCGTGTTCCACAAGCAGGCACTTGTGCTTGTGCAGGGGCGCGTTCCTTACGTCAAGACCCGTGAAGAGCCGCACATCGGCGGTGGAGCAACAAGCATGTTCCACTACGACGAGTACGCCTACGGTGAGAGGTCTGCAGGAAACTGGGGCTTCGAGCTGATCGGTGACGCAACTGCGCCGACTTCATAAGGAGTGACCTGATGCCAAAAGTAAAAACATTAGATGGCAGCGTGGTCGCTCTTGGAGACACGATCTCCTACAACGACGAGGACGCAACGATTGTGGACATCTACGATGCTGCTTCCAACCGGGTCAACCTGCGACTTGCAGACGGCTCGATTGCGAAGGGTGTTGTAGCTGGTTCCAACGATGCTCCTGTCGTCGAGGGAGAAGTAGTTGAAGAGCCAGAGGCTGAGGAAGAGGTAAACCCTAAATCCAAGCCTGTCAGCTGGGCCAAGAAGAAGTTGAAGAAGCAGGACGAAGAGCCTGCAAAGGACGAGAAACAGGCAAAACTGTCTGTTGAAAGCTAGCCACTCAAACCGGTCGGCAGATCGGTGCAGGGGCAGGAGAAAAACAAGATGACTACAGATGGTGCAGTCGGCAAGATCATGCTCTACAACGACTTCACGGTGGGTACGCTTGCCGCGGACACCGCTGGTGAAGTTGCACTGGGCGATTTTCGAGTCTTTGGACAGGGAATCGCTGAGACCGACTCAGGAGCATTGATCCAGAACGGCGCAACAGGTCAGAGCGGAGTTATCCGTCTTACGACCACAAACGAAGCTGCTCACTCGCTGGCAGTGGGAACATCCCAGTCCTTCAGCCCTGCGCTGAACGGAACGATGGTGATGGAAGCTCGCGTAAATGCGCCAGACCTCGACACCAAGACCATCTTCGTCGGGTTCTCGGATGACGCAGCTGCAACAGCAATCGCCCCGGCAACGGGTGCAACCACAACGGTCACTCTTTCAGACTCAGATCTGTGTGGCTTCCTTTTGGACGCTGCACTGACCTCTGACGAAGAGTGGCACACGGTTCACAACGGCGGTACGTCTGCTGGTGTGACTGACTCAACAGCCCTGACTACAGGTGTAGATGCTGTGGCTGGAGAGTTTGACATCCTCCGTGTGGAGATCGACACCAACGGAACGGCTCGCTGGTACATCAACGGAGACCTCAAGAAGACTCTTGCAGGTGCTGTTGCAACCACGACCAACTTTGCTGCCTACGTAATGGTTCAGGCAGCTGGTGCAGCGATTGAGACTCTAGACGCTGACTACCTCCTGGTGAGGGCAGCAAGGGACTGGACTCGCTAAAGATGAGTAATGCGGTAGCAGGGACAGACTGGGTTCTACCTAACGAGCCTTGCTATCTCATCTACGAAATCAACAAGCCCGCCCCGGATTCTCGGAGTCTTCGCAGGTATCGGTACATTCTCGTCGGGAGGAATGACCAGATTGCGGAGTACGTCGAGGATCTGGGGCTGGCAAAAGACTTTGCCGGTGCTACTGAACTACAGGTAAAGACTGGAGGGATGGAGCAGGGTCGAGCGTGGTCAGAACACACTGTTGCCGAAGCCGTGGGGATTATCGAAGAGGCGCGCTACCCCCGCTTCGACACGCAGGACGTACCACGACTGTTTGAAGACCGGAAGGAACTTGAAACCGCCTACGAGATGCTTCAAGACCAGAGGAAGCGAAAAGGCCCGCAGTTTAAGGGAGCGTAGATATGACGACTAAAGGTGGATTCTTCATCGAAGAGAAGGACATGACGACCGAACTTGAACAGCAGGTTCTGGAAGCGGAGCCTGCCGAAGAGCCTAATCTTGGCTCTGTAAAGCCGGGCACTGTGCTCAAGACAGACGAGCACGCTGTTGGGGCGATGGGCGCATCCTCACTCAAGACCGCAGGCTGGTCTTATGTATATGACCTCCGCACAGGCGATCCTTCGCTTGTGAACAACAACATGCTCCGCGCTCAACTGCGCAAGCGTGACCCAGAGACCGGAAGCCTTGTGTTCACCACGCGAGACCCCGGCTACCGGCCTGCATCTGGCAAGCATCTCTGCTGGCTGCACAAGGACTCAGACAGGGCAGAAGTCTCCCGTGAGTTCGGGTTCCCTGAATGCCAGAAGTCCAACCTGATCTCGCCGTTCGAGGCCGAACAGCATGTCCGCAGGAAGCACGGGCGAGAGCACACGGCTATCCGTGAGTATGAAGAGCGCAAAGAGCGTGAGGAAGACCGCAGGCGTCAGGACGAGTTGATCCGGCTTGCTATCAGCCAGAACGGTAACGGAGTAGCCACTACGGTTTCTCAGCCTGCACCAGAGGCAGAGACCAACGAGAGCGGTGTGGGAGCGTCTGCAGAGTGCATCAATTGCGGAGACATACTGGACGCCAAGAACGCGGCTGGCCTTCGCATGAAGTTCTACCACCACAACAAGCGAGAGCACCCTGATCTGGCGAAGGAGTAAACGTGGCGGTCATCGCGGCGCAGACAAGGAAGCAGATACGGCAGACTATTGGCTACCGTTTAGGTGCGGTCGTTGTGTCATCGACTACTTCCGCGGGTACAACCTCTTCGTTCGCCGATACGGAACTCCCAAACAGTGACGGATTTGCGAACGGCAAGCACTTCGTACAGGCCTCTGGCGATAACGACGGCTCTATCCGCATAGTCGAAGAGTTCACAGGTGGGCCGAAAACCGGTGTCCTAAGAACAGCGATGGGTTCGACGATTGCCTCTGGCGTGACCTACGAACTCTGGGACGAGGACATGCCTCCAGCTCGTGTTCACGATGCGATTAACGAAGCCATACGCGCTGTGACTCGTAAGGCATCGCCACCTAGCACAGACACCTCCATCCATACCTCAACGAAGTTGACAACCTACTCGATACCAACCGCTGTTGTCGGCATACGCAGGGTTGATTACAGGGACAGGTACGACCGCGAGGACATAGACAACGCTGATGCGGTCTGGTCTGAACTGGTGGACACGGACGTTACGGCATCTCTGGACGACGAGGACTACCGAGAAGGCTCTGGCTCGAACAAGTTTGTCCTGGCTGCGGGGCTTGCTGCAAACGACATCATTGCATCTGAGAACGTCAGCACCGTAGACCTTTCAGGTATGACGCATGTGGAATGGTGGGCGAAGTCTACTGTTACAACTACTGCTGGTGACCTTCAACTAATCCTCTCTACAACTGCGAGCGCAGGAACGGAGACAGAACTTCTGGACTTCCCTGCGTTGACCGCTGGCGAGTGGACTCGCTGCCGGGTTGCGCTTGCGAATCCTGAATCTGATTCCGCCATCATCTCAGTCGGCATCAAGTACACGACTGACATCGGTGCAGCGACCATCTGGATAGACGGTATTGAAGGGACTCTGGACAACTCAGAGGTATGGACTCCCATTCACCGTAACTTCTGGAATATCGACAAGGATTCCCGTGAACTTGTCTTTGAGCGTTCTGCTCGATGGGAGGCACGGCACGCACTTCTCAGGATTACAGGACGTAAGAAGCCAACAGAGTTAGCTTCTGACACGGATTCCTGCGACGTAGACCCTGAGTACATCATCAACTATGCGACTGCCCAGCTTATGCGTGCGCGAGGTGACAGGAACGCTTCTAACCGTGAGGCTGCTCACATCGAGGCAGACAGGCTGATGCAGTTGGCAATTGACTGGCGCAGGCGGATACACAGCCCGACCGGAATCAGATGGGTAGATGATGCTTAATGGCAACTCGTAACGCATATCGTTCACAACCACAGTTCGTAGTGGCTTCTGTTGGCGCGCCAGACGAGGTTCGCAGGAAATCGGCATACGTCTGTGACGGAACCGCAGACGATGTTCAGATACAGGCCGCATTGGACGAAGCCTCCGCAGAGGGCTTTGGTGCGGTTGAAGTCTACGGGGATGACTTTTCACTCTCTGCTGGGCTGACGATCCCAAGCAACACCACGTTGATGAGTAGTGGCCCGCGTGCTGCAACGTTGACATGGGTTGACGGTTCGTATCACCGTATCCAGAACTCAGATACCAGTGGCGGCAACTCATTTATCAGAATAGACAACCTTCGTCTTAACTTCGGAGGCCTTTCAACATCAGAAGATTTCCACGGGATTCGGTTCCAGAACCTCACAGACTTCTGGATGACCAATGTTGAGCTGTCCCACGCGCCGCACCACAACCTTGTCTCCATAGACGATACAGGTGGTAGTGCTCGTTGGTATATAAACAACTGCGTCTCGCACGATGCCGGTCAGCGGACAGGCACAGACGGAGACGGCTTCAGGCCAGCGGACGGATTTACCATCGGCACTCCTGACGACGGAGCCGTGCTTACAAACTGCAGGGCGTACAGCAACTCTCACCACGGATTCCATATCGGCCCAGGTTGCATCGTCAACGCCTGCCACTCCTACTCGAACACAGAGAGCAACCTCTTCATGGAAGGCGACGAGTCTCAGTGCATCGGCGGCGTGTACCGAAGCCCATCCGATTCTCACAACATTCTTGTCCAGGATTCAGAAAACGGTGTTATTTCAGGAGCCTATTGCTTCGACTCTGGTGGAACATCTGCAGATAACGTTCGGATCAACGGCGATGGGAATGCCGGGTTCAAGGTAGTCGGTTGTACTGTTCAGGACTCAGGTCGTAGCTTGATTCGGGTACAAGGCTCAGATGGAATCTTGATTAATGGCAACATCCTCGACGGTGCTGCTGATGCATCGCGTGGAATCCACATAATCGACGCTGACCATGTAACTGTTACAGGAAACCAGATCAAGAACGTGGATAACTCACCTGGCAACGGTATCCAGATTGAGATCGTCTCAGGGACTATTGACCAGACCTTGATACAGGGGAATCAGATTTACAGTTGTGCCACTGGAGTCAACATTGAGAACGACGCCAGTCTGACGGATGTGTTTATTGACGGAAATATGTTCGACGGCAACTCGTCTGCAGACCTGACGGACGCAGGTTCAAAGGCAACTGTCGGATCTGACTTTGCGGGTCTGACAAGCAAGTACGCGCTGGCATAGGAATGTGAATGCCCAGTTTAACTATCAGTTCAATAGCGGTCACAGCAACGCCCACTCAGCTGTTTACGAGGGCAACTCCTCAGTTGATGGCTTTGCGTCTTATCGCTCGTTCTGACAATACCGGTGCTGTTTACGTTGAGGATGACTCTTCAGCCGGAGCCACCGAAGCGTTAAAGCTGAACGCAGGCGAGTCTGAGAACTGGGACTTTAGTCCGGTCACGATAGACGCTAACTCTATCTACGTCTGGGGTTCTGGCGGTTCTAGTGACCAGTTGGACTTCGTGGCTGTTAAGGAGCGGTGATATGGATTTAGGTGGAGAACGGAAGGTTGCTGGAGAATCGACGCTGCTCACGCTTGAACAGATTTTACTTGAGTCAGGTAAGAACTACGAGGTCTTGGAAAGGCTTCAGTCGCAGATGAGCATTATTACTGGCGTTCAGCTAGAAACGGAAGAGAGGACTGTCTGATGCCAGACACTATCAGGGACGGTACTGGGACAAGTAATCACGTCCGTGTTGATACACGCAATCGTCTTTCCATAGAAGGGGTTACGCGTTCACCTAATTTGGACTCAACACTTCTTGGAGAAGCGTTCAATATCAATACCGGCAACGTCACTATTTCGGCAGAGACATCGCTTCTTTATATCAAGAATACAGATAACGACCAGGATCTTGTAATTGAGTCGATAGCTCTCGGTGTCGGTTCAGCCGCGTCCCAGTCGAACAGCGGGGAACTTTATGCGGTTTCAGACCCTACTGCTGGCACGGTTATTTCTAGTGCCGTTGATGTCGATATGAATGCGAACCGAAACCTCGGTTCTGCCAATGCTCTATCGGGCCAGTTTTACAAGGGCGCAAGCGGTGAAACTCTGACAGGCGGCACGGACATCGCCCTTTTCTACCACGGAACAGGGCGACTATTTGCAGGGTTTGAATTTGTTGTCCCGCCGAACAAGGCTTTTGGGCTTCGATATGACCCTTCGCTTTCGTCTGGGAGCGCAAAAGTTTATGCCGCAGTGATATGTCACCTGCGAGATACAGCGGAGACTAGTTAAATGGCTATTCAGATCCTTGACGGTGGCGGGAAAAGCAACGTTGCTACGGTGAATACCCGAGGGCAGATAAATGTTGTTTCTCTTTCAAGAGCACCACAGTTTGCCGTCTCGCTCACAGATGGCAGAAGCTATCAGGTTCAGGGTGACTTTGCTTCGGTGAACAACTCGACTCATACAGTGCTATCTCTGCAGAACACCTCATCTACAAAGTGGGTTGTCGTCACATATATCAGGATGCAGTTCCTCGACTTCGCGGGTGGCACTGCCGTTCCAGACGTGGCTACCTACTGGGATTTAGGTTTTGGGCGTAGCAGGTCGTCGGGCGGCACAGAAGTCACGCCGGTCAATATGAACCAGGCTTCGGGGAACGTTGCTTCTGTCACGACCTATGATAACAATCCGACGATGACAGGTACGTTTACCGAGATTGACAGGCACTACGTCAAGGAGGAGGGTGAGGAGCATGTCTTCCGCAAGGAAGGCTCTGTCATTCTTGGGAACCAGAACTCGCTAGAGCTGCGCATTACTTCCGACCACACATCAGGCGTTGCGCAGGCTCGAATTAGTTTCTTCGAGGTTATCCCAGAGGACATCATCTAGTGATAGATGTCGGTATAAAGGGGCGTAATAAGCAGTCTGGCGCAGAGCGTCAGGCTCTTGTTGGTGATGACAACTCTCTAAGAGTTGAAGTTCATCCTGGCGACCCGCCAGATATCGGGATGCCTTCTCGATTCCAGTATTTCAACAAGCTGCTGGGCTCGACTGGAGCCGGGTCTGGAACCACAAATATGACTGTGGACGGTTCCGTAACAGCGCAGGAGTTTTTTATCGACTCCAGTGAAGATTATGATGTCAGGCTTACACGGCTGGTCGTATTCCTTGCTGATGCATCAGGTAACGTCTCTCACGGAGACTTTGGCGGGATTGCCGCTCTTGGTACAGGTTGGGATTTGAAAGTGGAAGAGGCTGGAGTTGAGACCTTCATCATCGAAAAGGCGACCACTGGCGGTGAGATCATCCTTCAGTCAGGCACAGACTTCGGGTATGGGAACACGACTACTACGTGGGAGTTGACTGATTTCTCAACTAACGCTGACGGAACGCTGGTGTCGATACCTATTGGAGAGGCAGTTCCTGGCGGTTTAAGGATAGGCCGTGGCACTCAAGACAGGCTGGTTAGCGTGGTGAACGACGACCTATCTAGCGGTATGTCCCAGTTCACGGTGCGAGCCATTGGATACAGGCACTTCCCGTAATGACCTCTCAGCCGATAGAAGAGAACCTGATCCGCATCGACCGGAAGACGTACCGGCTGAACGGGCGCGTTCAGAACTTCCTCGCCTCAAGGCAGCCCGGCAAGGTCACAATAGGAGACTTCTCAGACTCGTCCAACCCCCTCGCTTCGGAGTTCTCTTTGGGCGACTTCCGCGACGGTATCGGCGTCGAGCGCGGAGACATACCCGACGATGTTCGGCGCGTGTGGTGGTCAACCGGACAACTACGGTACAAGGACACGTTCATCCTGCCACGCAGGGCAGTCCTTACTGCGGCTGGAACTGCGACAAATATTGACACACTGACCATCTTTCAAGACGAGGTCTTCGCCACCTACGGAACCGCTGTTCATGTGTACGACTCTTCGACAGATTCATGGGGTTCGAGCGTACGCATGCTAGCGGCATCCGCTACTGATTCTGCTGTCGGACTGCTGAACGGCACAGAGACGCTGGTGATCGCCAACGGCACAGATGTTGACTACGCAACCAACTCGTCTACGTGGGCAGAGAACACCGGGCAGGCAATCAAGTACGTTGTCTTCTGGGCAGACCTTCTTTGGGGCATCACCAATACAGGCCAGATGTACTACACGGACGACCTGACAGAGACATGGACGGCTGATGCTCAGCTTCAACTGCCACCGGGTAGCGTCACCAAACTACTTGTCGCTCGCGGCCCAGACCGTAACGAGCACATCTATGCAGTCACGAATCAGGGCATCCTTGTTCATGACGAAGAGAACGCAAGGTTTGTGCCGACTGACCTTCAACTCCCTGTCCACCCAGACGGCGGTAAGGGTGCGGAAGTATGGCGTGGCAGGATCTTCACATCAGCAGGTAATGCGGTCTACTCATTCCAGGCAGGCTCAGACCAGACCGTAGTTCAGACAGTTGGCCCAGACCTTGACCACGGTATGCCTTCTGACAAAAGGGGCGTAATAACGTCCCTGATAGGCTCGCACAACGATTTGCTGGCACTTCTGGATGCCTCCACCGCACAGTCTGTTTCCTCGCTCTCTACGCGCGCATCCCGTGGTGTCAGGTTTCATCACGGAGTCACCTTCGGGTCACAGACAGGGTTCTCGTCGATACTGGGCTGGAACGAACGTGGCTGGGAGTTCAAGTGGCTCTCAGGTGAGTCTGCCCGTGGGATTACCGCAGGAGTCGTAGGTAACGCGTACAACTCTTACAGGCTGTGGTGGGCGGCTAACCAGCGTGTCTACTACATGCAGCTTCCTGTGGACGTTGTGAACCCGCTACAGGTGACGGATTCAGAGTTCGGAGACGAGGCTGTTTTGGAGTCGCCGTGGTTCGACATGAACATGCACAACCACCAGAAGCTAGCCCTCTCCGCCATTGTCGAGACGCTGAACCCTACGACTGATGAGACGGTGAAGATCGAGTACGCCACCGATTACGTTGAGTCGTTCACCACGATAGCGACAAAAGACGAAGGCGGCGAAAAGAAGTACCGCCTGCCGAACGATGTGAACAAGCAGGGAGTCTCGTTCAGGGCATGGAAGTGGAAAATTACGCTTGCCCGCGGCACAACGACTACGAACACTCCGCAGCTAATCAAGCTGACGCTTACATGGAGACCGCGGATCACCACGCTCTACGGCATACGTGCCAGCCTAGACTTAACAAAGCCCGTGGCAGGTGTGCCGCCAGTCACCCAGTTCAAGAACCTTCGCACTTCCTTGAACAAGAAGAAGCTGATCGAAGTGGCGTACCGCGCTGACTCGTCTGGGGAGCAGGTCTACCTGATGGACACGTTAGACCTTCAGACTTCAGAGGAATCAGGACAGACAGATTACGGATCTGTGACGGTCACGTTTGCCGAGCCAGAGGCCACTGATACAGACAGGGCGGTTGAGTAGTGGCTACTGAGCAGTTTACAGACAGAGGTGGTTCTGATGCGGAGTATGCCGTCTACCAGGCACTGCACCGTACAGGTCGGCGGGAGCCAAGAGATTTCCTGTTCAACCCTGCAGGTACGGGAGTGAGTTTCCTTGTGGCGTTCCCCAGAACAGCGATAGCAGTAGGGCGAGAGGTCAATCCATTAGAAGCGGTAGCATCGGATATACAATTCATCTCAGAGAATGACGCGCTGGACGACGCTTCATCCGCGCTCAGATCGGTTATCGGAGGATAGATATGCCAGAGTTCAGGGGATCGGTGGTCGATGACACGGGTTCGGCGATTGAAGACGCTACCGTAGAGCTGTTCGACATCGACACGACAACTCCGCAGCGTGCGTCAACCACTACGGATTCTTCAGGTAACTGGGCGATCTCTCATTCGACGCTCGGACAGTTCGATGTTCGGATAACCAACGGTTCAGACATCGTAAGACTTCGGGCCAGAGACAGGTTCCAGGTCTCGCACATGAACCTGAACGAGAGCGCAGCGAACCTTGAGGCGTTGATCGTCACCCGTTCCGAAGACGTTGCCTCAGTTGAGGTTGCTACTTTCGAGGGAGACCGCGCCACTCCTGCAGACGACGACCTTGCTTACATCTCTCTGAAGCTATCTGACAGTGCAGGCAATCAGGACGAACAGGCAAGACTCACATGGCAAGCGACTACGGTTGCATCAGGCGGGACTCAGGATGGAGACCTTGCCTTTTCTGCGCTAACCAACGGTTCACTGACTGAGTACCTGAGACTGGACGGCTCGGCTGGGACGGTCACTATTCCTGCTGACACGTCATTGATACTGGGTGCTGGCGGTGACGCTTCTATCCAGTACGACGGCACAAACCTGATCTTTGATCCTCAAGTGGTGGGATCTGGTGACACGTTGTTCAGTAACGGTCTGGTGCTTATTGGCGAGACCACAAATGCCGATATGACAGTTGGCCTCACACTTAACCAGGGAGCAAGTGACGATCAAATTCTTGCAGGTAAATCATCTGATGTTTCGCACGCGATGACCAGCCTTGCGGAAGCGGACACCTATTTTGAGTTTGTAAAGACTGAGGGGACATCTGGTGGCCTTAGCATTCGTGGTTACAAGGATGCGGATGGTGGGGCGAACGGTGCTCTTGTCTTGAACGGAAGACTTGGAGAAGCAGCCGACACTACAGACACGACCTCATCCCGTGCTGTGACAGAGTTGAACTCGCAGGTGACTGATGGCGGGACAAATATCACAACGGTGGCTAATGCAGGTAACGCCTTTGGGATGCGGAATAGCGGAACAATGCGCTTCCTTGTGAAAGGCAACGGAGACATCCATGCGTCAGACACAGACGGTAATACCGCACTGGACTCCTTCGATGACGCAATGCTACTTCGCACGGTTGAACTTACCTCTAATCGTAAAGGGATTATCCGTGACGAATGGGACGAGTTTGTGAAGTACAACGAGCGGACATTGATCGAGGCTGGTATCTATTCGACGCCCAGAAGCGAGGGCGGGTTGCTGAATGTCTCTCAACTGCTCAGAGCACAGTCGGGTGCGATCTGGCAGCAGGCAAAGCGGATCATGGCTCTTGAGCAGAAACTTGAAGCGTTACCGGAGGGTAAGTAGATGGCAGATCAGACCGTTTCGATAACAATTCCCGATGCTTATGTGGCAGAGGTCAGGGCTGCGGTGCAGCAGCACATGGGCCTTGACTCGCCAGCTTCGGCAGATGACTTCAAGCAGTTTGTGAGAAGGCAGGTAAGGGCTATCGTGCTAAAGTATCGTGAGTCACAACGAGCGGACATTGATCGCACAGACCCAACTGCGGACTAGCTATGGAACAGCACAGAGAAGAGAATCCAGAACCTGAGAACACCGGGCCTCGTCTTGTAGTCGGTGAGCCTGAGCCTCAAGAACCAGCAGAGCTGAAGTCTGAGGTCAACGAACCGGAACCTGAGCCAGAAGAAGAGGGCGAAGATGAGTCCTCTATTAAGCCGCCGACCCCTGAAGAGATCAGGGACAATGTGATTGAGATACGAGACCGTGCCAAAGAAGTCTTGATGGGGCCTGCATGGGAGGCCATTCGCACCTACGGCAAAGGGGCGCGTGACGGAGTGAATGCGGTCTTCGACGGCATAGTTGGGAAGAAAAAGAAATGATTGTTCTAGGGCCTGTTAGCTGGTTGGGCTGGTACGCACTGGTCTCTATTGGACTGGGCGTGGGAGCGGTAAAGATCGTTCAGGCGGCTCCCTCTTTTTTAGCGAAGAAGTTACCGCGGTCGTAGAGACCGTCGTATTTGTCGTCACCGTGTCTGTGTCGGGTACGTGGATGGTCATGTATAACCTCAAAAAGAAAGCTAAAGCGATGCAAGCGCGTGTCGCTGCTTTAGGGAAGATTCTGGGTTGAATCTCTGAAAGGAACTCTTTATGGAGTGGGCATACATTGTTGGCGGCATTGCTGCGCTGGTAGTTATCCTGGTTGTCTGGAAAAAGATCGAGAACCTGTTCAGCAGGGGCAGCGATAAGAACTCGTAGTGGTTACTGCGCCCGAACCCGGTGACTGGAATGCTCTCAGCAGGCTTGTAAACCGGCTCATAGTCTATCTCTTTGGGTGGCTTCCTGACCGCGATGTATTCCTCCGGTTCGGGCGGCGCATAGTTCGAGTTCTGGTAGTGGTGACGGTGGTTGGTTTTGCCGGCGGTGCGTTCACGCTGATAAAGCACAAGGATGTATTCAGGTGGCTGCTGGCTCCGGCTGACGGCAGGCTCTCTCCGTTTGATGGTGCGCCGGTTTTTACAGCACCGACCGATCCTCTAGCTACAACGCTCAATGTCGGCGTGTTGGGCGGGTTTGTGACTGCAGCACCGTTTGCTGTGTTCGGCCTGTACTACATCTTCCGGCCTACGCTGCCTCCGAAGTACCAGCGGTTCTTGCTGGTCTTCCTGCCAACGTCCATCGTTCTCTTCATCGCTGGAGCGGCGTTCGCCTACTACATATTGCTTGAGGTCAGCCTGCGGTTTCTGCTGAACTTCGCAGACGGTGTGGCGGTTGCGCTGATTACGCTCCCTCAATACATCGAACTGATCCTTAAGCTGATGTTCTGGCTGGGCGTTATCTTCCAGATCCCGCTTGTGATGTACCTGCTCTCACGGATGCACATTTTGTCGTACCGGAAGATGAAGAGCCTGTCGGTCTACGCCACCATAGCAATGATGATCTTTGCTGGGATTATCACGCCGACCTCAGATCCGTGGACATGGGCGTTTGTTGCTGGGCCGATGCTCTTGCTGTACCAGGTCGGGTTGTTCCTTGCGTGGGCAGCGCATCCGTCAGAGGGAGACTACCTGTGGATGAGAAGTCTGGGGCGTCTTGTAAGATGGATTTTGAGTCGTCCTAAAGCTGTGATACGAAAGGTGTTCAGGCGGGTATGAAACGGTTGATTCTTCTCACGGGTTTTATCGGGTTGGCGTACTTGTTTGCAACGCGGGTTAATGTTCCGCGGTCAACGATGACACGCGGTAGCTGATTCTGTCGGCTAATACAAGGCAATGAGGAAGTTACTTAACGCTGGTGTAGCTAAATAGGTTGGGGTTCCCGGTCAGACAATCCGGCGTAACCGTTCTGGCCGGGAGCACAAACATCATGAGATACCTGATACTTCTTACATTCATCCTCGCTGTAGCTACTGTGTCCTGCACAACTCCGCAGGCAAGAGCGCAAGTCTCCACCCCTACTCCTGATCCCGGCTTGATAGATCCTCGTACCGGACAACCGTTTGACTGGCAGTTGTGGATCAACGAGATAACTGCAGAGCACGAACGTACTAGGGCGATCAATGCACAAAACGAACTGCTTCAGACAACTAATGCTCAGAGCTGGCTGGACTTTGAAGTGTGGCTTGCAGAGAACCAGGCCCTCAACAGTTCATTGAACCAGTCGCTGCAGCAATGGGGAACTGATTCCGGGACTCGTGTCACACAGATGGACTCTGCTGTTACGTCTATGAACTCTGGGATTGACCAGCTTCAGGGGATCTTCAACAGTCACCAGGCATCCACAGCTGCGATCTCTAGTGATATGCAAGAGGCTGCTGATGCCCAAAGGTTGACACTAGACGCTGTGATCGAGGCGCAGTTCAACTCTCTGCTACTGATAGACGAACTGAACGCTCGTATTGCTGAACTGGAAGCGTTGATCGCTGCACAGTAAACCCTGACAGCGACATCGAAACACTTGAAACTGTCCAGTAGCTTTGGAATGCTGTTCCGAACAGGGTTCTAGTTTGGAATGGAGTAGCCGGGGCTAACGCTCCCGTTTATTGCTCTTGGAGTCTTAGGCGCGGCCGGATCGCCTTTTCACCCCGGCTACTGCTAAATAGGTGCTGTGGCGGGCAGGAATACCCTGTCCTGCATTTTGCGCTCTGCCCAGTTGCAACCAGGCGGCTCTCTCACGGCTTCGGGATTTAACGCCGCCGCCAAAACACCGTTATATGTAGTTTACCTCCGGCGGCTGTAGAGGCGGTCTCTTAAGTTGTGGCATGCTCGACATTTGCGCCGAGTGTACCTCCGGCCTCTGCTTACGGCAGGCATGATGACTAAGTTCCTGCCTGCCATTTCATGGCCCCGCTTGCAATGAGTTTGAGGTGGTTTCTCAGGAGAATGCTTGCCTGCTTCCCCTCTGCGTACATTTTCTGCGTGTGTTACCGCTTCAAGATGTCTATGGTTGACACAGAGTCTGTTACGGCACAGGTGATCGAGTTCTAGGCTATCAGGGATAGGGCCGACCAGTCGCTCGTAGAAAAACCTGTGCGCTCTCCAACGCTTGCCTTTGTGGTAGAAACGGCCATAGCCGGAAGTTAGCGACCTGCCTTTCCACGTCAGGCACCCGTTCAGGCTGACCTCAACATATCGGAAGAGTCTGGGCGGTATAGAATGAGATGTGGTCATGGGAACCTTCTTTTCCTGTGACTTCTGCCCCTGAAAATCCACTTCGGGGGCAGTTCTATTTTATCAAAGAAGGGGGCCGAAGCCCCCAACTCTGGCCTACGTTAGCGCAGCACCGGTGAGGCGTACCGGCAGCCAGACACTATGCACCGTGCCGCTGCTGTGGGCAGGGCAACGCCCTAACGAAGCTAGACAACATCATTCTAGCGTATCGAGATAGGTAAGCCCTACCCATTCCACGCTAAGAAATCATCTAGCGTCATCACCACCAGCTTGATGTTACCGCTGCCCTGACGAGTCTCATCGAGG